TCATGGCCTACGACACGTTCCAAACGCTTTTCGTTACGAAAATCTCCTATTCTTTGATCTTTTTTGCCAGGACATTCTACAAATTCATCTTCTTTATCTTTCGGTGCTATATATCTACCTGATTGGTCTGTTGTATCTACAAATTCTTTTTCTTGCTTATCAGGGGGTTTAGCTTTTGTATAAATAAATTCACTGGGATTATATTCTAACGGTTCAAATGACGGGATAATAAAATTACCACATTCAGTGTACGTTCCATATTCATCTTTATCACTATCAATCAGATTAGGAAGATTATTTCTATGTACTCTTACACAACCTGGTATATCAACTTTTGGTTTATAGATAACATCTAAAGTTGGAACGTAAAGTTCCCATATAGGTATTTTTGGAATATTAATTTCTTTTATTTGGATCTTATGTATATCAATTGGGGGCATATTATGATTTAAAATCCCAATTCTTTATAGTTCAAGTTTTTTAGGTAAGGGTATTGATTTGCCTGTTGTTTTAGGTAAGCCTTTTTCTAATACACTAGGCATCATTCCTTTTACATTACCCATAACCTGATTCATCATCTTTGCTTTAAATTGCTCAGATGTTACATACTTATATCCAAAGTACCCTCCGCCTATAACAGAAGTTACCATAAGAAATGAGAGGATACTTAAAGCCTGACAAACACGATTTAGCATACAAAAAATGATGAAATTTGCATTAATAAGAGCTATGTCAGTTATGAGCATAGCTGTTCTACTGCTCATTATAGGTTTATCACCTTTGTATGTCACTATGAGCCTTATGACAAGGCAAATGCAAGAATCTAAGTAGCAATTAATCCAAAAGTTCTTAATATTCCTAAAGCACTTTCTAGTTTAGATTCAAGCTCTACACAAAACTCTAATAATTCCGTTGTAGTTGCACTTGCAGCATTAGCAATTGTAATAGATCCATTTGCAGTCGGTAACGAACCAGAACTTGCAGTTGTTGTTATATCTGCAATGGCACTTTGTTGCACAACGGGTGTTGCATTAAAAAATGCTAATTTTTGTGTGGTCGCTGTACCAAATTTTGTTCCTGTAGAGGTATTAAAAGCAAAGTTCACACCATCAGCTAAAGTTAATAAATTTGCATCAATAGATAATTGCGTTGTTAATGTTCCAGCATCTACCACTTGTAAATTTAACTGCCCGTCTTCCTCAGAATCAGAAGCATCAATAATTTTTGCTTCTATTGCAGCATAATCAACATCTTCCGGTGAAGCATTATCATTATTACCTTCAAAAAATATAGTTGATAAAACATCATTATCTTGTCCAGCACCACTAGCACCTCTAGTTCTTGTAAGAACAATATCTCCACCAGAACCAGCACTATTAGAAATACTTTGTACTCTTAATGTTGCTCCCTCAGAATCATTAGTGATATGTAAAAGATTTGCTGGTGCAGTTTCATTAATACCTACATTTTCACTTATTAATCTTATTCTTGAAGCTAAAGTACCTGCGGCCATAGTCATGATATCTAATATCCCATCTTCGGAAGCATTTGCAGTATCACTAATTTGAGCAACTACACTTGCATAGTCAACATCATTATTACCATCGTCTTTTCCTCTGAATACTAAATTACCTAAATTATCAGCAGCAGCAGGTGAACTAGAGTTTCTAAACAAAACAAGATCTGGTGCATTATCTAATCCTGTATCAGTATTTTCAATAATTACTTGATCAGTTGTGTCAGAACTAAACAGATGCAATTGTGCTACTGGTGTTCCAGCTCCTAATTGAAAACCTGTAGTTGTAAACGATCCAATCAATGTTTGGTTTGCTGATATTCCTATTTCATTACTATCTACTCTAAAAAATCCTGTAACTCCTGTATCGCTTAGAAAAGAAACACTGGGACTAGCAACTGTTCCATCAGGAATTTTTTTTAAAATTGTTGTTAGTTGTATTTTTTTGTTTTTATTAGCATTGGCAGCTTCGCTTACATCAATAATAGGAAAAACATCAGTTGCAACTGGCTCTGTTAATTCAGTTAATGCAGTTATTTTTCTATCTGCCATTTATTTTTCAGTAGTTGCTTCTATATTACCTTCTAATTTAGTTAATAACTCTGTTTGTCTTTTGATGTATCCTTGATTTTCTAAAATAGGTTGTGTAATAGTGTTTATTTGTTTTTGTTTTTCATTTATGGCAGCTTGAGCCTGCTCCTGAATTTGTTTGATTTCTTGTTGTAATAATGATACTTTTTTTACATCAATATCTAGTTGCTCTTTTGCAGATACAATATCTTCTTTTATAAAATCAATTGGATTTGTCATGTTTTTATGTAATTGAATAAATTATAAATTAAACTTTATGAGCCTTCAAGTGCGGTTACTTTTGCTGACAACTCTTGTATTGCTTTTATCATTGGTGCGATAAATTCTGTATATCTTAAACCATATCTATCCAAAGGTGTATCAAGTGTATTGCCAGTACCATCTTCAGTAATTGTATCTTTACAAAAACCAGCAAAATCTGTTGATGTCTTACTTATTGTTCCAAGCACTGTCTCTATATCTTGTGCTATAAGTCCATAGTGTGTTCTTGTTTTATTATTAAATTTATAAGAAACTGGACTTAATTTATTTATAAAATCTAATCCTAAATCAGATGCAACTATAGTATTTTTTTCATTCCTGTCTGATGTTTGAATAACATTATTTGTTGCTCTAATATTATCAAATCTTCTTGAGGATGTTCCAACATCAGGGCCATCATCTGTTGATGGGTGAAACGCCCCAGTGTCCATTTCATACATGCTAGTTGCATTTATAAAAAATGTTAGATCATCAACATCATGATCATAATCAATCCGACCAACATCAGAGTCAGCAGAATCTCCAAACTGGATTCTTGAATGACCTGCAGTATGAGCAATGAGCAATCTAAAGTGTGCATCAGCAGAAGCATCAGTGTTTAAATTAGAAACTACAAAAAGAGCATCACCAACCTCATCTCTTGTAACAGTAGCACCAGAAGAACTTGTTTCAAAGCGTTTTTGATTGTCTCTATATAGCTCTACAGTCCCATCTGCGGTAGCTTTTATCATTGTTTCTGCACCATGTTTCACGAAGAAATCGCCAACGGCTGAATCAATAACATTTCCTGTACCATCTACGTGGCTTATAGTTAAATCTGTGTTCGTTCCAAATGATGCTAATGCTCCATCAGCAAATTCTAAAGCATTATCCGACTGATCAAAAACTATATTTGCAGACGCTCCAGTTAATTGTAAATCTCTTGCTATAGTTCCATCTAAATTTATTAAATCAACAAAGCCATCATTGGAACTATTACGAATTTTTAATTTGCCAGCATTAGTATCAGCAAAAGACATAAACGCAACGGTCGTTGATGGATCTGAAGCGTTGCTGTTGTTAGAAAGGATTGCAGCCAAACAATTATTTAGATCCGATCTAAAACTAGCTCCTGATTGGTTCGCTAGATTATAATCATGTGTACTCATAAGTCAGTCATACCAATGGATTTAAGGGGTTATGCACCTTCCGCACCAAAGCCGTTAGCCTGATATGAAAATGTGCGGTCAATAGCTGCATCAGAACTATTAAAAAAAGTAATTGTAAAGCCTGTACGACTTTCACTACTAATTACATAATAGTCGCCTGTAGCCATATTACTAGGAGTAATAGCAATTTTTGGTGTTTGGAAAAAAGCTTTATCATAAGTTACCGCTTTTGCACCAGCACCGCTAGACAAGCTATTACTTTCAGTTCTATTCTCAAATTGAATAATATATCCAAGTTCATCAACAAGCGGTGTCTGATCAGTATATTCAGAACTTAATTCAGCTTTAAATTGAAAAACTCTTCCTGTAAATCTGCCATTTTCTAAAGGGACAAAATCACCATAAACTTGCGAGTCCTCTTGTAAAAATTTATTATCGTCTTCTAATAAAATTAGCTCTGGACTGTCATTAGTACTAACTTCCGTACCTATTTCATCATCAGATGGAGCGTCATTGCTTTTTCTAAAACTTATAATGCAATTTGTTTCATCTGGTAAATCACCGTCAAAATCTGTCCATTCATCTATGTTTGTAAAATGTGAATCAATAGTATTATTAGGATAAAGACCTCTTGTTTTTAATATTCTTTTTATTTCAACTGTAAAAATACCACCAAGATCAACTTTGTCCTTAAAGAAGTACTCACCAGAGCTTAAAAGCTCTCCACCAAAATCAATACTATCGGAATATCCCTCGTCAAAATCAGTTTTATCATCTATAAGGTCATTATTATTTAAAACTAAAGCGTCATTATCAGAAGAATAAAAAATATTATTTAATTGACCTTGAAAAGGTGGTGAATCTGTATCTTCTCTTCTTGTTGTATGAATTAACTTAGGTAAATCATCAGGTAAATTTATTGTTGCAAAACCAGCATTTGATGATTTATTTTCATTCGTGTCCTTAAATTTAACCATATATGTTCCATTCATTAATGGCAAAATTACATAATCAGTATTAGCTTGAACTTCTCTTAGAAATGTACTATCAGGCCATACTGCTGTGCCATCTGTTGCTGATGAATGTCTTATTATTGCCACCAACTCATTTTTATTACCTGTAAAAGTATCAGGTATTTTCCATTTAAAAATTACTTCATTTTTTGTAGTGGCTTGAATTGTTGGCATGACTATAATGGATCGGGAACAAGTTCTGCAGGTGGAGTTATAGTTATAGAACCAGTAGTACTTGTAGTAGAAACAGACGGTACAACATCCTCTAGTTGTCTAAAAGCTGATTGTTTTCCAAAAAAACCTATTGCTGCAACCTGAAATATATACTCTGTTCCAGGATCCATATTATCAGCTTCAAAAACTGTTTGATCTGTAATAGTTTGAGTAACTTTTCCGTTTACTTCAAGTTGTACATTAAAGGTTATTGAAGGGCCATTAGTTCCTCTACTCCACTGAAATAAAGCCCTATTAACAGTATTATTATTGACTACAACCTGTGTAAAAGTAACGGCTAAATCTGTTGGTGTTCTTGGTGCTTCATCAAATGCAGAAATAGTTCTGTTATCTACCTCTAAATCAGTTGTTTTTGATGTTATATCGTCAGCAACATCATAAATACTGTCATTATGCTGAACACCTGTGACCGTATAAGTACCATTATTATTATCCTTCAAATCAATACATCTAAATTTTTGTTTTTGCACATTATCAGTTGAGATAACATAAACAGATTGAGCTAAAGGTGCAGAGCTAAATGCAGAGCTAACAGTTATAGTCGTTCCACTTGTATTAGCAGTGTCAATATCTTTTGTTTCTAAAGTGCCGTCAGATAAAATACAACTTAATTTTTTATTGTCACCTGCTGGCAACTGAACACTTTGATCTATAGTAACAGCAGTTGTAGTAGCAGAACTTACTCTACCTCCTGTTCTCTGTGCTGCCCTCATTAAATCAGCTACAGCGAATACTTGACCTGGTAAAACTCCTAAACCATCTAAACCAGTGGCAAAAATAACAATTTCAGCATCTAACTCTTCACTCTTAATAGTCCATTGACCTAACCTCTTAGCTTGATGTTTTGATGTACAGCCAAAAGCAACTATCTCCTTTTCATTTACTCCAAATTTATCAATTAAATCTTGATCCTCAACAATGACATTATCAATTTTGTAATTATTTGTTTGATCATTGTAATTAACAATAACTCTTGATGATCTAGTTTTAATTGATGTCCCAGAATAGTTGAATATGCCATCTATTACATTAGAGTTATTATATAAATGAACAGGATCAATATCACTTTTATCAAGATTGCCGTGGTCTGCTATTACGTTAACAGTATTAGATGCCCAAAAAGTCATACCTCTGAATGTACTTGCCAAGGTTTGTAAAAGCTTATATGCAGATGTTTGTGAAGCTATAACTGTATTAATTGCAAAACGTGGTTCTTTACCATCGGGAGTATTTACAAGTTGATTGCAATATCTTGCCAAAGGATATAGATCAACCAAACTAATATTTTTTAAACTTACAAAATTACCTGCTCCATAAGTTTTATTTGTAAGCATATCAATAAAAATACAAACAGGACATGTTGTCCAAAACCTACCCGCTTGAAAAGTTCCATCAAAAGCTACCTCATTCTCAAAATTTAAACTTCCATCATTTCTTACTACTGCATTAGAAAAAATTTTAACTTTTTTACCTTTTATTAAATAACTTCTAGTTGGTAAAGTTGGAAAATGCTCACTGCTGAACTTAGCTCCAACGTATGCCATATTAGTAAATTTTTCTTCATTGGGAGTTATTAAGTTTATAGAAGTGCAAACTAATCTGTTACCTCTTTTATTACCAAAAGGAGTATTTTTGGGAAGTTGTACTAAATCAGTTTTTTTAACTTCAAAGTCATCCTCTCCATTTGTAATTTTTTTTATTTTTATATGATATGGAGGTTTAAATTTTTTTAAACTAATAGGAGATGTTTTAATTTGATAATTTGTAGTTGATATTCCTTTTATTTCCTCTTTAAATTTTTTAACATAACCTGTTTCCTTACCTTTAATAAATACCTCATAATTTATTGTTGCGGAAAATAATTGACCGTTGGTTACTCCTTCTAAAGCTTGACTAAATAATGATGGAATTGTAAAAATTATTTGAATCTTAGTTGCCTCTGTATCAATTATCTTTTGTATGATTTGTCCTTGGCCATAATCTCTTGATTTTACTGTATTTTTTGATGTTAATGTTTCTGAATAGTTTGAACCTATTTCTTTATTTATCGTGATAATTTCAGTCTCAAGAGCCTTTCCAAAACCTTCCATTTTGGTTTGATTTGTTGTGCCTCTTTTTAAATCTATAAATACAGCAGCATTATTTTGTGTTTCGATGTCATCAACTGTTCCTACAAGTTTTACAGGATTATCATTAAATAATACTGAATTATTTGTTTTATCTTTTTTAATAGGATCAGCAAAACCTTCTATTGGTCCTTCACATAAAATATCAATAATTGAAATTGTTGATTTAGATTTTAAAGCCATAATTATCTAAGTTTTTGCCCTATCCAAGTAGCACGAAATATACAGTCTTTTGTTATGACACTACTGTCAATCACTTTAATAAATACTTTGTAAGTATTATGATCCAAATGAGTAAAAGGTATTTCTAATATATATCTTACTATCTGAGTTTTTTTAAGCAAACCTTGTATGGTAACTTGATGTTTACCAGCTAAAGCCCTACTGCTTGAATGTCTAATAATTATTTGATAAGTAATAAATCCATCAATAAAGGTAGAATTTTTATCACCAACTCTATCTATTAATCCAGAAATCTCAAAACATATACCCGTATTTTTAGTACTTAACGCACCACTTTTATTTCCGACAAAACTTGTGTAAGGTTCATCCTTTGAATTAAATGTATTGCCATGTTGGTTTTGTTCAGTATCTTTTTCTAACCTGATTTTTGTGGATCCGCCTAAAGTTCTATGATTACCTTCTAGAGGTTGTCTTCTACCATTACTACCATATCTTGGAGTTGAACTTCTGTAATCATTATCGTTTGTTACAGGAAATTTACCTTTTCTTTTTTTTAAAGCTTTTGCTTCAATACCTCCATGATCACTAAAACTGTCTGTAAGTGGATCACCATTTATAGTAAAGGTATCAACTCCAGGTTCACGGAAATATTCAATATTACTTCTACCCGTATTTTCTGGTTTAATATCAGCACCTACTATAAGACTTCCTGTTAAAGCTTTTCCATATATAACTGGAATAGTTTTTCCAAGACCAGTGACATTTGTTGGGCCAGTATAGGCAAACGTCTGTTGTCCATCAGCACCTTTCTGAACAGAAGCAGGGCCACCTGTAAAACTAGAAAATGCACCATCACTGTCAATCGACTGCGGTGTTGGTTGTGTAAATAATAAGTCATTAATACCGGTTAAAACCAATCCTATTCCAAGATTTGATCCTATACCGGCAACAGCAGCACCAATACCACCTTCGACAGCTTTTCCAAACAAAGCACCACCGAAACCAGCAGAACCTAGTCCTCCTGTAAATCCAATGAAGGCAATACCAAGTGCAATTTTAGCTATATCACTACTACCGCTAATGACAGGAGTAACAACTAAATCATGTGAACCTAAAGGTAAAAATAAATCTGATAATTCTAAATCAATATCTACCTGTTGAACTTTATAAAAAATACCTTGTTCTTGTAACTCCAAAACATCTTTCGCTAATTCTGGGTAATTTATACATAAAAGTTTTAAGGCTTCTGCTGGTGTTTTTAAATTATGGTAAATATGAGTCTCACCATATTTTTTACCTAAATCATCTAAAAGCAGAATTTTATTTTCCATATCTAAAAACTGCTTTCGTGTTTCTTCTATAATAAGCGTTATAGTTTTCAATACAACTTATAGATTCATATTTTTGATGTAAAATTCTATCTCCCGATAAATATACTGCACCGTGCATAGGTGTTTTTGTTCCTAATTTCATAACTAATATATCGTCTGATTTTCTAGAATCAAAATCTATTTTAATAAAACCCATTTGTGGCATACGTTCCAAATACATACTTTTATCTAAAGTGATAAGGTCTTTAGGTCTTTCATGATCAGGTAATTTTATCCCTTTCTTACTGTAATAGTCCATAATTATACTCCAACAGTCAAACTTGCCATATATCCACTCACGGCCTATTAAGGATTGATAATCTGCCATTTGTCTTGTGGTATAAGGTAAACGTACCAAGATATTTTACTAGCCTTACAAGCTTTTTTATCAGGTTCGCTTGGATCTCCTCCTTTTGGATGACTATGAATAATATATTGAAATTCACCTTTAGATCTAGCCCTTAAAAAATCTTTTGGATGTATTGCAAAATTATCTTTTGGTGTATCAGAAATATTATTACAGGGAAAATAAATATCATCAACAACAATACCGCAAGATTCGTTTGGTGTGTCTTTTAATGCGTGTTCTTTTGCCTGCTCTAAAAAAGATATCATCAAACTTTTAACTTAGTTTCTCTGAATTTTCTTTGCGGTAATTTTAAATTAGTTAAATTAATTTTACCAGAAAGTTCAAATGTGACTGAATTTGGATTCTCACTGGCAACTCTATCTACGTACCATATATCGTCAGCTTCAAATATTGCAGTAGGGTCGGCAGTGCTATTTGTTCCAGAAGAAAAGTTATTAGCATCTAAAAACTTTTTACAGGTTTTTATTCTTAAAACTTCTGCTTTTAGTGGATTATATAAAATTAATAATGCAGATATGGCATTATCAGTATTTGCTATTTCAAATTTTGGTCTTGGTAATGTTCCTTTAGTGGTTTTATTAAAACCTGTCACTTTTACAGGCAATGCAACATACTCAATTTTATTAAAAAAAATATTTGTTTTTACTTCATTTGTACCAGCATGATAGTAATAAGGTGCAATAGTTTGACCATTTACCTCTTTATCAAAGGTAAATTTAAAAAGCTCAATTTCTGCTGACGGTTCTAATGATTGAAGTTCTGGACTAACTGCTGTAGATGCTGGTACTTTTAATTGTAATAATGTGAGTTTACAATCTACAGAAAAATCAAAAAGAGTAGATGTACCTCCATTTGGTTTTTCTGCTTCAGTTGGAAAAGTATTAGTTGGCTTAGTAAATAGAGCAACCTTAACACGGTTATTGTCAGTTGCATCTACAACAATAGTTAAAAAATAATTGCCTTCAAATGCTAATTTTTTTTCATCTTCAGTACCAGTAAATTCTAATTTAACAAAATCATCTTCTTGAAATGGAGCGTCAAGAGCATTTCCGTCTTTATCTCGAATTTCAATTAGACAAACATTATCAGCACCTAGGTCAATGGTGGCTCTTCCTAAAACTTCAATCATGCTTCAGCAACCTCTTCAAATGTTGCTGTAATCGTAGCTCTATTTAAATAAGGTATTCTTTTCTCCCATTCTCGACAGATCATTTTTTTACTTGCACTTTCACCAGCAGGGGTGTAATCAAAATTTTCTACGCCAGCCCTAGCATCAAGAAAATCTTCTATTAAGTCTGAATCCGATTCACTGATATTACTCCATGTGAAGTTATATTCTTTTAAATTTTGGTTTATGCCAGATGTAGACCT